CAGCAGCTAACTACGAACCACAATCCGGTGAGGTAGATGAGTATGGTAAAGGAATTATTTCTACGCCCGCCTCAGCCATTGAGAAAGCAGCAGGTATGCTGGTCGACGCACCAGTAATAGGACCTTATGCCCGCGCTACTCAAATCGCAGCAGGAGCGACACGTGATATGGCCATGCACTTCGGCTATTCCCGTCCTCCTGTAGTAACCGACATAGTGCAGCAAAAACCCTCCCCAGCAGGTAATCTTACGAACACCGACGCTGCGGATGCTGTGCAAAAATTGTCTCTAGACTCTAAACAAGAACTCACCATTGATTCCAGAACAGTAGGACTTGATGGAGAGGATCAGATGGATATCAAGCGGTTCTGCCAGCGCGAATCCTTTCTGACACAATTCTCAATGTCACCCACAGATCAACCAGACAAACTACTCTGGAATTCTTACGTGACGCCCACGCTATTTGGCTCATTAGGAAATGAAATACACCCAACTCCGATGTGCTACATGGCAATCCCCTTTAATAATTGGCAAGGATCAATAAAATACAGATTCCAAGTGGTCAAGTCCAATTTTCACAAAGGAAGGATCCTTGTACGGTGGGATCCCCGCTCTCATGGAGCGGATGTGCAATACAACACCGTATACTCGCGAGTTATCGATTTAGCTGAAAAAGATGACTTCGAAATCACCGTGGGATGGGGTCAATCGACTCCTTTCCTCGGAACCGGAACCCCAGTTTCAACCAACAGTTGGTTTGGCACAACTCGCCTACCAACAGATAATACGGAAAAATTCAACGGCGTATTGGAACTGAACATTGTCAACAGTCTTGTGTCACCAGCACCTGACAGTTCGATACAATTTAACGTTTATGTTTCAGCTTGCGAAGATTTCAAGTTGGGAGAACCCGTTGGCTTAGGTATGTCTCAATACACCTTATGGCCAACACCAACACGTAGAAATCAAAATGATGGGAATCCCAATGGCAATGAATCTGCCAATGGCAATGGTCCTAAAATACCGCCACCAGGACTACTCCCGACAATACTTGAATATGAACCACAATCAGGTATGGCAGATCTGAGTGCCACGTCAGGAGGAGAAACGGATTCCCCCACAAACCCAGAACCATTAGACACTATCGCTGCACCAACTTCAGCAGCAGATCAGACTATGAATGTATTCTTTGGAGAGGCACCAACCTCTATCCGCGAACTTAACCGTCGTTACATCAAGAATCGTACAGAAGCATTCGGACCACCAGTCTCTGGACCTTTGAGAGTGTATACACTCAATGATAAGGGACTAGGATATTATAGTGGATATGATCCTAATGGTATAGACAGCGATGGGTCAAATAACCTTACTATATGTAATGTTACTTATGCCCAGTTCTTCTCACCGTGTTATGCGGGATGGCGTGGAGCCACTCGGACAAAATATATGTTCGTGGGAGAATCAGGACAACCTATCGTTACGCGTGCAGGTTATACAAGTGCCGCGTACAAATCATCATCAGATCCCGACCCATCAACACTCAGCGACTGGTCCGTCAATTTGACTAGACGTGTGGGTAGGGAAGGTGCCGCAGGTTCAGCTACAACTAACCTCGGTATCAATGACACCATCGAAACGGAAACACCATATTACAACGGTGTACGTTTCACGACATCCAGAATGCCCTCAGGGGACTTCGTTAATGGTTGTCACGCGAACAAATTGCAGATAGACACTTTTTCGACCCAGCAGGGTCCTTCATCAGCTGTCGCCTCTTATGTAAATATGTTCAAATCCGTTGGAGAAGATTTCACTTTCTTTTTCTTCACCGGAACACCAATCATCTACAGGAATGATCCACCTTTACCATAGGCGGCTTGTTTTTGTACGTATGTGGCCCCGCTCTTGGGTCGAAATTAGGAGCGATAGTCGATCGTGTGCCCGATCGAGCGGTATGTCCCCAAGGGGTCATGTCGTTGTCAGGGAATTAACTTCCTGCAAGTACTAGACATTTTTGTCATCAGTTTTGCTTGCAGGGGTTGGACCCTTGCAGGATTTTATGATGGCTCAAATTCTTATACTTGCACTGACGCATTTTAATAGATGGTACTTCCAGAGAAACTGACTCTGGAAGTGAGTAACCATCTGTTTCATTCGTTG